CCGGCCGCGGCATGGCCCGCAGCCGGAACTCGACGGTGTGGTCGAGCATGTCCCGACGCAGGGCCTCGATCCGTTCGGCGATCTCCCGCACCCGCGACCCGGCGGCCAGCGACCCGCTGATCTCCCGCTGAGCCTCGGCCAGCTCCCGCTCGGCCTGCTCCATCTCAGCGACGAGATCGGCCCGCAGGCACACCTGCACCGTGCGCTCCGGCAGCTTGGCCTGCCGGATTAGCGCCTTGACGTCCTTGCCCATGTCCAGCCCTCCGCCAGCCCTGGGTGGGGCACGGGGCGGGCCGGGCTGGCGAGCCCGCCCCGTGGTCTCTGGTCACGCAGCGACGACCTCTGCGTCGAGCACAGGTTCGTCGGTGATCATCGTCGGCACCTCGTAGCGCTCGACGCTGTTGGCCTCCGGCGGCAGCAGCCGCGGAGCGCCGCACTCGATCGGGTACACCTCGACCTCGTCGGACGCCGCCCACGGCTGCGACTCCGGCAGCGAGCGGCGGATCACGATGAACCCGCTGGTGCCCCGTGTCAGGGTGCTCTTGACGGTGTCGGTGCCGCTTTGCTTCTTCAGCCGCAGCATCGTGCCCGAGAAGCTGGCCCGACCGGCCTTGCGGGTGTCGAACGTGGACGCCAGCGAGGTGTTGTCCACCTCAGCGGTGGTGGCCTCGAAGCCGACGAGCCCGTCGGCGGTCATGACGTGCTGCAGCTCGTCGCCGGCCTCCAGCTCGGTCACAGTCGGGGCGGTCTTGTCCGCGATGGTCGGCACGAACGCGACCTTTGTCCTGCCATCGGCGATCACGTCAGCCATTGCTCATCTCCTCGGTGGTTTCGCGCCGACGCGCGGCATTGGGTTTGGGTTCGTCGGCACGCCGCCAGCCCTTGGCGAGCCATGCATCCACAGCGCGCTCCGGGCATGCCCAGGTCGCGCCGGTCTTGGGATGACGCAGCAGCACACGCGCAGTCATCTACAGGTGTCCTCTCGGGATCAGGGATCGGTCAGGCCGGCACGGACTCGAGCCGGTACACGTCCACCAGGTCGACCACGACCTGCCCTGTGGACTCGTCCCGCTGCGCCGGCTGGCCTTCTTCGCGGCGGATCGGCCAGCACGAGCGGCCGGGGATCGTTGGGGTCACGTCCAGCAGCGCGGCCCGCACCCGCTGCGCCACCGCCCGCGCGGCGACCAGATTGGCGCCGACGCAGTGGCAGTACGCCCACGTCACATGCCGCTCGGACTCGGTGGTCAGCGATGCCGACTCGGACTGCTCAGGGTCGGCGTCGGCGACGTAGACCAGCACATACGGCGGCTCGCTGCCGTCGGGGACGTGGCCGTCGTGCACGGTCAGGTCCGGGTCGGCTCGCAGCAGACCCAGGATCGCGTCCGCGTGTGCCTGGATCATCGGCCCTCCAGCAGACGCGCGGCCAGGTCCCCCATCGCCTTCTCGTAGCGGGGCAGCTCCTCGTCGAGCGCGGGCCGGATGTGCGGGATCGGCGCGTTCTTGACCGTCCCGTGCTCGAGGATGTTGCCCAGCGCCCCCTGGCGTTTACGCTTGTCTGGGCCGATCTCGGCGACCGGGCCGCGCAGGTCCCAGCCCATGTCGTAGCCGATCGCGCGCGGGTAGTGCGGGGCGTGCCTGAGTCCGCTGATCCGCTCCCGCGCGCCGTTTTTGATGTTGAGCGCACCTTTCTCGACGACCTTGGCGGCCTCGTCCGGTGCCGCGGATGTGGCTTTGTCGAGCGTGAGCACCCACCGGTCGATGTCGCCGCTGTCGACCCGCAGGCTCATGACGTGCGCTCCTCGACACCCAGCCGCCGAGCCGTGGCGTGCGACTTGTGCGCCAGCTCCCGCACCACGAACACCCGGCCGACCAGGTCCAGGTCGTGCGCCGACGCGGTGATGATCACCTCGTCACCGGCTGCGATGCCGGTCACCGTCATCGGCAGGTGCACCTCGAGCCGCAGCATCAGCAGGGCAGCCTCCCCGGCGTCGGTGGCACGGGCCTGGACCTGCTGCTGCTGCACCCGGCACCGGCCCTCGTAGACGGTGGCGTAGGTCGGGGTGACGACGCCGGTGTCCGGGTCGGTCACGGTGCCGGTAACGCGGCGCACCACACACTGGTCGACCATCAGCCGCTCTGCGGCGGCGCGGCCACGGGCCAGGGCTGTCGCAGCGGACATGACACCTCCCTACGGCCGGGCGACCGTGCCGGTGAACGGCCGGGCGACCGTGCCGGCGTCTGGGCGGGTGACCGTGCCGGCGTCCGGGCGGCGTACCACGGCGCGCCCCTCCCGCAGCGACCCGGTCAGCGCGGGCAGCGCCCCGGCGAGCACACCGGACGTGGCTACGTCGGCGACAAGCTGGCTGGTGAACGCCGGCAGAGACACCGCGAGGTCCCCGCGGACGGTCTCGTCGGTGACGGCGCCCGCCAGGTGCGCCGACAGGCCTGGCAGCGGCCCGGATAGGGCCCCGGCTGCGGTGAGCCCACCGGCCAGGGATGTGGACAGGGCCGGCAGCGTGCCGGCCAGACTGGCTGCGGCGGTGGCTGACCCGGTGAACTGCGCAGTGAGTCGCGGCAGTGTGGCGTCGAGCTCGCCGGTCACCTCAGCTGCCGCCAGCTCGTAGGCGAGGTCGATGCCGTGCAGCCCCGACCAGGTGTTCGCGGCGGGGTAGCCGACGTGCCCGGACTGAAAGCGGCCCTGAGTGAGGGTGACGTGCCCGTCTGGGCTCGTCTTGGGCAGGCCGTCGAGGTTGTACCCGTGCTCGGCGTCGATCTCAACCGAGAACGCGTACAGCCCAGGGCTTGCTGCGTACGGTTCGTCGAACGGGATCAGGTTCCAACCGAGCGTCAGATCGGACTTGGCGCCGGTGGCGAGCTGGCTCGACCCCTCAGCCGCCCACAGGTATGCCGTCACCTCGTCCGGGCCGCCTTCGGTCTGCCACCACAACACACCCTGGACGGTGATCGCCGTGTCTGTGGTGAAATCCGCGCCGAAGGTGAACTGTCCGGCGTCGGCGGTGAACGCCGGGGTGCGATCCCAGACGCGGGCCATGTCAGCCCGCCGGCATCGTCACAGTGCCCGACGTGATCTCGACCGTGAGCCCGGTGGTGATGGTCGTCGTGGACAGCTGCAGATCCCCACCACCACCCGTGGCGGACACTGACCCGTCCAGCACGGTGTTTCCGTCACCGTCGAGCATGCGGAACCAGCCGGCGGTGCCGTCCGCCACCGCCACGGCTGACAGCGGCACACCGGCCAAGTTGGCCGACCCGTTGCTGGCGGGACCGAACGCCGGATCGGACAGGGCGACGGTCACCAGCAGGATGCCCGACGCCGGGGAGTCAGCGCTGGCCGGCTGGGTGCCGGTGCGGATCTGAATCGTGCCGGCGCCCGAGCCGCCGTCGGCCCGGTCCACCACCGCGTCAGCGGCGGCGTTACGCGAAGCGGCGGGAAGACGGATCGCCATGTCAGCCTCCGATCCGAACGAGGCCGCCAGCCCGGCCGTACTGACGGCGCAGCGCCGCCCGCAGGTAGGTAGACGCTTCGAGGCGCGACGCCAACGCCGAGTAGGTCGCGGCGTAGTCGTCGATCTTCTCGGACGTGACCGACGACGGGTTGTCGTACCAGTCGCGGATGATGGACAGCACCGCACCCCGCGCCAACTGCAGCTCCTGCGCGTCGGGCGCGTAGCCGTGCGTGTAAACCACCTCGACCGTGGACGGCTCGGTCCAGCGTGTCGCCCAGCCACCATCCCGCCATAGCCGCGAGCCGAACCGCCGGTAGTCGCCCGATCCCGAGCCCTCGGCGACCGGCTCACCGTCGATCGTCACCGACTTGACCTCGGTGACGGGTCGCTGTGGCAGATCCAGCCACGACTCAGCCGACCCGAGCAGCGTCGCTGTGTCATCAACAACTTGCACGAGCCGCTGACGCACCTCGGCCTGCACCACCGCGGTGGCGATCTCCACCAGCAGCGTCGCGGTGGCGGCGTCCAGGTCCTTTTGCAGCAGGGAGGCGAGATCTTCCGGTGTCGCCAACTGGTCGGCCATCAAACCTCGCCCCCTCTGCTACTGCTCGGATTTCTTCGCCCGCTTGGCGGGCTCGTTCTTTGGCCGCTCGACGTACTCGGCGTCCCCGGCGGCGACCAGGCTGGCCGCCGCCGAGTCCAGCACCTCGAACACGACACCGTTTCGGCCTTTGACGAGAGCCATCACGCGCTCGCGTAGGTCCGCACGGCGCTCGGGCGGATCACCTTCGCGCCGTAGACGTGCAGCATCCGCACGATGTCGCTGAACGACTCCGGGTCACGCAGCGCCTCGACTCGCTCGATCTGGTTGACGTACGCCACCGCCGACGTGTGGTAGGCGACCGCGGTGGGCTTGGTCGGGTTGAGCAGCGGCTGCTCCAGCACGGTGAATCCGAGCAGGTTGCCCAGCACACCGTTGCGCAGCTCGCCGGTGGAGCCGGCGGCGTCGGCCGAGGTCAGCTTGGACTGCTCGGCGAGCAGGAACCCGGCGAAGTCGGGGTTGACCACCAGGTACCGGCCGGTTGCCGGCACGTTTGCCTTGGCCAGGGAGACCCGCAGCGACTTGACCGCGTCGAACGCCTTGGACGGCGAGTCGACCGTGCTAGCGTCGCCGTTGTCGTCGGTGCCCTCGGCCATCATCTTGCCGAGCACGTACGACTCGGCGTCCTCGACCAGTGCCCGCGCGGCGTCGGCGGTCACGGCGTCGAACGAGCCGGCGGCCTGCACGCGGTCGACGTCATCGACCAGGAACGCGATCGCCTTTTCCTGGTCGATGAGCAGCGGCACCTGGGTGTCGGACAGCGCGTCCGGGGTGATCTTCCGGCCGCCGGCCTTGTAGTCCTTGACCGTCGGCGTGGTGATGGTGGTGATGTTGACCCGGTTGCCGCTGCGGGCCTCGCCCTCGTACGAGCGGTTGACCGTCGGGATGACGATCTCGCTGCCGGGGAAACGCGTCAGAAGCGCGGCGCTCCAGATCTGCGGAATGAAGTTGGTGATCGCCATCTCTGGCCACCAGTCCTTTCGTGGACGTTACCGCCGCCCACGCAGGGCGGTCGGGTCAGTTGGTTTTGCCGAGGAGCTTGTCCAGGCGGCCCTCGCGGCGCGCCTTGTCGACCTCCTGCGGGGTCATGCGCTCCAGTTCCTCGCGGGTGACCTGGGCCGGCAACGTGCTCGACGAACGCGCACCCTGCGACGGGTCAGGCGCCGGGGTGCGGGCGGCGAACAGGTCCAGCAGCGCGTCCGCGTCGGCCGCCAGCTCCTCGCGGGTCGCGCCCTGCAGTCGCGCGGCCTGCGTCGGGGTCAGCCCCTTCTCGGCGGCCACCTCGGCGCGCCAGCGGGCCATGCGCTCCTCGGTTATCTGCCGCTCGTAGTCGTCGAGCCGTTCGGTCAGCTTCTCCAGGTCCGTCTTCGCGTCCCCGGTCGGCTTGCCGCCGAGCAGGTCGGCTACCGGCTTGAGCGCGGCCAGCGGTGCCAGCTCGGCGAGTTGCTTCTCGAGTGCTTGCCGCTTGTCGCGCTCTTTTGCCAGGTCGGCGAGGATGGCGCGCTTGTCGCCCGCAGGGATGTCGCCCTTCCCCTGCGCCGGGTCGGCGGGCTGGCTGGTCGGCTCCACCTGCGGGTCGCCCGCAGGCTCAGTGGGTTGGTTCGGCTCGGTCATCTCGACCTCTCGGGTTGGCCCGGCATCGCGCCGGGATCAGATGATGTATCCGTTGTTGACCAACAGGCGGATTGCCTCGTCTCGGCTTCGCGCGTCGGCGAGGATCTGCTCGGGGGTGGGACGCGGCGTGCGGGCGAACCGGTACGAGTACGTCTGCACTCGACCGGTGCGGGTGACGCGCGTGAACGTCTTGCCCCGGCGCAGACGCTCGGCGTACTCGAGGGCCTTGAGCCGGTCGAACGTGACGTTGCGAAACGTCCGCCCGGCCACGTCACGCCCGAGCGCCCGCTCGAGATCGCGGGCAAGGATCCGCGCGCCGGCGATACCGCGCCTCGTGGTGCCGGTCGTGGTGAACTTGCGGCCACCGGCCAGGTACATGCCTCGCCTGGCGTTGACCACCTGGGCCGGGTCGGCGCCGAACTCGACGATCGCCCGTAGTTCCGCTTTCGACAGCCCGGTGACTTGCCCGGCCTCGATCGCCTTGCGCGGGTCAAACGCCAGCGAGTCGTCGGCCTCACGGACCGGGATGTGCACGCAGTCACAGCGCGGATGGCGTTGGAATCCGGTGTTGTAACGGAAGTGCTTTCCGGCGAGGATCGCGCAACGCGAGCACGAGGGCGGCTGCAGCATCCGGTAGAAGCCCGAGGTGTGCGGCCTGGCCCCCATGCCTGCCGCGGTGGACAGCCGGCCGGCGTCGGTGACGACCGTGCGGGCGTACATGGCCAGCGGTATCTCGGCCA